TGTCCTCATAATCTTCTTGTTTGAAAGTAGAGAACGGTTGACTTGCTTGAGTTACAGTAGGACCTGAAGAACCTGGTCCAGTAGTTACACCAGAGTGTACATGAGAATTGAATAGAGCTCTTAGAGTTTCCAGTTCTTTAATGGTATTATTGAGTTTCTCGGTTAGTTCTTTGATATTAACTACTCCTTGATTCTCTCCCTTATTTAAGATTACTGTATCTCCAGAACCTACGCTTACATCACCTTGTGCTTGAATAGAAATGTTCCCTCTAGCAGCAAGGCCTACATCTCCATTTATATAAACAGTTAGCTTTCCATTATCATCATCAAGTACCATTACATTTCCTTCTGGAGTAATGATTCCCATTTTATTGGGACCATCCAAGGGGTCTGGTACTTGTTGTAATCCCCAACCATGATATTCCCATAGAGGTTTAGTTGGGTCTCCAAATTCGAATGTAACAAATACTATATCTCCAACTTTAGGAGCTAAGTACTTGAATCCGTTATTGATAGAACCATGTTGGCCTTTAGGAAAAGCCCATGTAATGATTCCACCCATGACTTCAGGACAGCATACTTTAATACGGTTCATATGTTTCTCCGTATCATTATTATCTACCACTATGCCACGGTAGATAGAGTAGTATCTACCTAAACCTTCGATACCCTCTTCTGTTAGTAATCTAGCTGTTGAGTACATTATTTCTTGTTGGATTTATATCGTTCATAAGCTTTCATTGCCCAATTAAACTCATCGAAGTTATACCTTTCTTTCATAGAAGGAGTAACCTTTGATTGGTCTGCCTTTATGACATTAGTTTTACCATAGAGTGCAGTACCGTTGGAAGTTACTACTGTGCCTTCTGTACGAACGGTACCTGCAGCAAGAGCTTTTGGGTCTTTAGCATTTATCTCGTCATAATAGAACTTATTCTGTAAGAACTCTCCTGCACCTTTCTTATCAATAATTCTACCCTTATCATCCATAAACCTTTCTACAAAGTATACTACTTCATTATAGGTAAAATCATGTACAATATCAGAAGCATTAGCAGTATTCTTTTTGTTCTTACCAAAATCAGTTTTAGCAGAATCCTTAGCATCATTACTTACAATATCCTGAGTACTAAGTTGAGTCATAGATGTAGTTTGTCCATCTCTTGCATTGTTCTTAATCAAATCAAGAGTACAAAGATAACCTTGACCAGCATCCATTGAATGTTGTACAGATTTAATATACCAAAAACCTGACCACCTTTTTCCAACATTATCCAAGTATATTACTTGAGAAGATTGTAATGAAGGTCTACCGACTACAGTCATCTGACATACTAATTTTCTTTCGGATATCTTAAGGCCACCATTAGCATTAGCATTCATTGCCCAAGTAACCTTATCTGCTCCACCATATCGGCCAAAAAGATTATGATACAATTTATAAATAGGTACTAAGAAAGGTACCTTCTTCATTCTTCGTATCTTAACCCTGGCTTTAACCTTTCTAGTCATCGTAGGAGTAGTAACTCCATCACCAGAGTATTTTAATTCATAGGTATCTGGGTATACCATAATACAGGGGTCTTTTTCTAAAGCAGATATACCTCTCTGAGATTGCTCATTAGCTGAAGCAATCCTATATTTATTACCCTGAGTATCTCTAAGATCAATCATATAAAGAGGTGTCATACCTTCTGGGTCATATTCTCTTGGGTCTACCCATTCTTCTGCAAGGTATTCCATTTTGTATTCTCCAGTAAATAAGTATCTTTCGTTTTCTAGTAATTGCCTAAGATTACTTTCTAACTCTTTACCGTTCTTTGAGTTCTTTAAGATTTCCTGGATAACCCTTTTCTTATCGTTCGGTAGATTATTTACAGCAGTATTAATTGCCTCACGATATTGCTCAGTACTTAAGTTATCCAATGCTTCTTGTTTACCTGCATTATATGCAACGTAAGGTTTCTGAGAACCGTACTCTTTTATTGCAGAACTAGCTTTTTTTACTTTAGCTTCATACTGTTTATGACTAGCTATTATTTCTGGGGATACAGTAATGGGATGAGGATGTCCCAACCCAAAATTCTGCCCAGTTTTATAATCCCATGGAGGTACTACTTCAGTATTATCTTGAGGAGATTTGAATAAAGATATCTCTTCCTTCTCTCTTTCGGGTTCTGTAGTATCTGTAGAACCTACAATTAAACCCTTATCTTCAGGGTCTATGGTCTGAGTTAATTGAGCTTTTACCCTTTTAGTTATCTTTTGCATAGTGAAAGATACTCTAAGTACCTCACCATTTTCTTGTTGGTATATATAAGTATATTCGGGTTCTTGAGTAAACTTACGATTGTGTATGTATATTACACCATCGCGAGAATCAATATACCAAGGACCATTTGCATATCCTTTCATCTTTTGTTCTAATTGAACCAAGATGTTATTTCCTATTAATCCTAAGTCACTATCTATCAGAGACTTTAAATCACTTGGCATAGCTACTTGAGCTACTCCACTAAACCGGTTAGCGTAAAGTATCTTTCCAGTAGTATTTCGACTTTGTTCTGTCGGGACCTGTAGTGACTCGTAAACTTTATTACTTATTACTTGTTTAGCCATTACTGAAATATTTCTATGATTACGCCTATATCATCATTACAACCATTATCCAAGAAGTTGGATAAGCTGTATTCCGATAAATCTGAATGAGTGTAAGGTGGTTGGAATCTTAAATCTCCAACTGTATCTATACACTTAATCGTCACATGAGTGCCAGTGGAATCGAATACACAATCCAAATCTCTAACCTTAATACTGCGTACTGGGCTAGAGATAAATTGACCATCAGGGTATATGTATCCCCACTGAAGATAAATAATCGAGCTTTCCTGGAGGTCTTCGATATCTACCGTATCTGGGTCTCCAGTATCAAATGTAATGGTAGCTAAGTTCTCTTTCTCCTCATCATATTTGTAGCTCCAATTACTTATATAAGCGCCAAGAGGTATGCCAGTAATGGGATTCATTATAGGCATACCTCCAGAATTGAACAGAGCCATATAAGGTGTTGCTGTTCCATTATAAAGTATTGGTTGGTTAGGTTTTCTAATTTCAGCCATACATTGGTATTCTTAAAATTTGATAAGGTTCTAATTCTTGAAAAGGGTTCAAGATATTATTAGCTTCGGCAATCAGATACCACTTACCAGAGTCACCATAGTAACGATAGGCAATATTCTGTATAGTTTCTCCATCCAATACAGTATGTTGTTTATCGTTATCTGTATAAGGAACATTAGGAGGAGTTACCTCTAAAGAATAATCTCCTTCATCATACTTAAGAGCAATAGCTCCATCATAAGGACTTGCTCCTGTCATGTATTGATTTAAGTCTATCATATCTGTATCCCTTTCGTATTCTTTAAGTCTTCTTCAGTTACAATATCCTGATAAGATAAGTTATAAGCACTTACTCTTTTGAAGATTAATTCCTGAGTTGCAGCTGCAGGCAATAACTTTAAATCCTCGATTGTACTTGACTTACCTGCTACTCTGGTCCTTGAGGCATTCCTAAAGTTATTCAGAGTATAAGTTGCAGATGTAAGAATGTATTGATGATTATCAAATATACCAGAACTGCCCCATTCGATTTTTAGAATCGGAGGACTTGCCTGATAAGCGTTTGCCTTAGTCCACATTTCCAATAGTCGGCATTTAGTAATTACCTCTTTTGGATTATCAGGGTCATTACAGAACCAAGATACATTGAATTGAATTATATCCTCACTACCCGTAAAGTGATACATAGGAGTATTACGTCCCATAGATTTAATCGTTGCCCAAGTAGTTTCTCCTCGAAAATCAATTGAAGGTGGTCTATTCTGAAGAGTGATATATTGATATGGGCTAGCAGTAAGATTATAAATCACTACTTGATTCATGTTTCTTACTTCTGGCATTACCAAGAAGAGTTCTTTATTCTTCGTAACATTCTGGCCTTTAGCCGGGTCCATTTCTTCGTATCCAAATGGAACTCCACCTTCTATTTGATGTTTTAATTCCATTCGATATTGAGCCTGAATCCTTTGATTTAACTTAGGATTCTTTGAATTAGCTCTGGGTCCGAATGGGTTATTAGGGTCATATACCTTCCCTTTATCTGCAGTATCTTTAGGCAATGTAGAAGTTGCTCTATTGAGATAAATTCTTGCTCTCCAAAGCTTATTCAGAGGACCAGTAAGAACTCCTGCAGAATCTCTGGTGAGGTCATTGTATTTTTCAACAACCCCACCTGCTATTTGATTTAATATTCTTGCCATGATTGTTTAGTTTAATCCTAAAGATATACCAGTAAAATCCTGTTGACCACCAGGAGCAAAGTCTCCAGCTTCGTTTCCATCTACTGATATATTAATTCTTGAATCCTTGAATCCATCTCTAATGGCACTTCTAACGGCATCAACAAAAGCCTGTTGATTTCTATCCTGAATAGAAGCTTTGGTTTCTTCAGAGTTTAATGCTGCAGTATTATTATCTACGGAATTAGTAAGACCTCCAATTACTTCTATTAATGCAGGAATAGCTATAGAAGCTAGTAGTCCCCAAGGCCCTCCTAAGAATCCTAAGAGTCTACCACCAAGTAATCTAGCACCAAATCCCATAGCACCTTTCTTAGCAATCTGTTGGCCTGCTGTTTTAGTTACATTAGAACCTATTGCTGTACCAACTCCCATACCTGCAAGTGTACTCATTGAAGTAAATCTTCCTCTTGCATCTCTTGCTACTACAGTACCTTTCTTGGTTTTACCTATAGCACCTCCCATGGGCAATGCAAAGAATTTACCTGGAGCCATTTGCATAGCAGTCATCCTCATCATCATTGCAGAGATATTTCTCATATGACCTTCAAGGATAGTAGCTTGAACATTAGTTCTTACCATACCTTCTGCCATACCATTAGTCTCGGTAGTAGCTAAAGCTTGGAAAGTACCAATCATTTTGATTGTACCCTGAATAAACTTAAATCCCTGATATAGAGTACCTACTACTGCACCAGTTGCAACTACCTTTACCAAGAATTTACCTGCCCAAGTTTCTTGCATACTGTTAATAATCTTTAGGATACCAGAACCCAATTTAAGTACTGGGCTAAAGACTTCAGCAAGTGTAGAACCTGCAGTTACAATAAAGTTCTCCCAGTTTGATTTAAACTGTTCGATAATACCAGCAGGAGTTTGTAATCTTTCTTGAGTTAAGTTTTCTACTGTACCGTTTGCACCTGCAACCTTATCCATAAATTCAGTAAGCTTATTAGCTCCAGTCCAGTAATCCTGAAGTAAAGCTGAGGCAGCTCTTGTACCACGAACTCCAAAGATATTGAATAAAGCAGAGGAGATATCTATTCCTCGTTTACCTCTAAGTTTATCTCCCAATATAGATATAATCTTATCTAATCTCAAAAGATTACCCGAGGCATCTACTAGAGTTTTTGGGTCAATGCCTAAAGATTTTAGCATCTCACCACCTCCCTTTTTCTGCCCGGTTACGGAAAGTGTTAAATAGCGCATCATGTTTGCTAATGCAGTACCAGCTGATGAAGCTTGGATACCTTGATTACCAAGTACTCCAATGGCTGCAGCTGCATCACCCATACTGATTTTGGCATTTCTAAATTCTGCTCCTGAATATTGGAAAGATTGGGCAAGGTCTGTTAGAGAAATATTTGCAGAGGTTACTGCAGTTGCCAATTGGTCTACTACCTGAGTAGCATTCTGTGAAGGTATATTAAAGGTCTGCATGATGTTAGTCATCAAGTCAGCAACTCCACCTTTCTGACCAAGAGGCATACTGAAGATAGAAGCTAGCTTAGCTGCAGGGCTAATCATTCTTTCGATTTGCTCTACATTGTTACCAGCCATTGCCAAGTACTTTTCGCCTGATGCAATATCTGCAGCAGTAAGAGGAGTTACCTCATTGACTTCTTTGGCTACTTGCATTAGCCTTGCCTGTTGAGCAGCATTAGCTCCAGACATTTTAGAAGCTAAGAATACTTGGTCGTATACTCCTGCAGAATATTGGTAGGCCCTTGCCATACCTCCAACCAATTCTTTTCCAAACTCAAAAGCATTAGAAGTTGACATTTGAATACCTCGATTCCAGGTATTCATATCGTTCATCATTGTTCTAAATGAGTTCGATATTCTGCCAGCCTCATTAGAGAATCGGTCTCTTAATACCATTGCAACACCGACCTCGACTAAGCTTCTTCTGTCTATCATTTTCTAGTTTTCTTTTTTAAGTTTTCATAATACTCATCGGCTATATCCTTAAATCTTTTCCTTTCTCGATACGGAAGACGCAAAAAGCTGAGATAGTCAATGGCTACCTCAGCTCTACATATATAAGTGAATGTACCTGGGTGGTCTACGCTTCCGTCAGGTAGAAAAAAGTCGGTGAAAGCATTATAGGATATTTATCAATTCTTCCAGGTATACTTGGATGTTCTACATCGGTGTTACCATCGAAGACTGGGTCATATTCAAATATTGTTTTACGAATCTCTGCAATGTCTCTTACTGAGAATAAATGGAAGCTTTCTACCTTTTCCCATTTACCATCAATCTGAAGATGTAAGTTCCTTGCAATCAATGCTGCATTACGAGTTTGTTTTTCTATTGGTAAAGTAACCAACATTCTTTCTCCTGCACCAGTAAGCAAATCAAATTTAACTACCTTACCTGAAGATAGAGTTACTTCGTAATCGGTAAGCTTACCTTGTTCTGGATAATAAGGGATAGCGTTTGGTTTTTCGGCCAATTCCTTTTCTGTAGGAAATTCTCCATAGTTATCGAATAACATCTCGCTTAAGGATTGACCGTAAGTTTGTACTCCGCCTTCTTGGCCCCAATCATATTCAAATTCTACTTCATCACCAAGTGAGAAGATTCTTGATTGGAATAAGATACAGTATCTGTCATTCAAAGGGATACGGTCTGCATCCTCTACCGTTAATCTACGATTAGGAGTAAAGTCGGTATCAACTACAATTGCCTGAATGAACTTAGTAAGGTTCATAAGGTTTCTTACATCCATAGGATTAGATAAGATATCCTCATCTGCACCATTCTGTTCCCTGATTGAGAATTTATAACCTGATGGGGTTATAAACTCATGTGTTCTACAATTTAATTCCATGTTTAAATAAGTTATTTGGTTATACTTTAGTTCATAGTGTTCGCTGTAACAACAAGAAAGGGGTGAGCCCTTTCTAGGAATCCCACCCCTCCCACCTAAAAATCTTAGTGAAAATAGACTAAGCGTTTTTAATACTTATCTACAGTACCTACTGAGAATTCGATACTTTCGATAGTGTTTTCTGAAGCCATTCTGTCCAGGTCTAATCCTGTAATCTTACATGGCCATACCTCTTCGAAGAGGTGGGTGTTAAGTACGGAAACTCCATCTTCAGCAAGTTCATTTACGATTACATTTTCCCAGTATTGGCTTGGTACCAAACCTCCACCAGCAATCATATCTTGGCATGAATAAAGCCAATCATGAAGCCATGTATCTGAACCTGCAGTAGTTAAAAGTTTACCTACTACTAAGTTACCTACAGTAACTCTACCGGCAGTTTTAACGTCTCGGTTAACGTCTCCATGAGCAACCTGGTCAATCTCTACATCTGGCAAAGTACAAGTTTGGAACAGATAAGTATTGATTGGGTGCTTAGGGAATGTGATACTCCAAAGGAATTTCTTTCTTGGATTCTTTACTTTTGCTCCCATGTTTTCTTAATTTTATTCGTTAACGTCCTGAACAGATACGGACTTGGATGCCTGGTCAATATAGATGCCCATAGTGATTTCTTGCATCGGAACGATATCCTTGAATTTCAGGATTGCTTTGTATTTACCTTGACGAACATCGGCTTCATTGTTAACCGATAAGTCATTGTACGAGTTAGCGTCTTGGTCACCCATCCAGGTGTATTCAGACATGGCATCTTCATCTACCAAGTTATCCAGCATTGGTTTAACTTCTAGATAAATCTTATTCCAAGTGTTCCAGATATTTGGTTCTTCCAAATACTTTTCTAGAATAGGTCTAAGATTCTTTTTGAGATACAGATTCAATCTTACAATTGCAAGGAATCTTTCTGAATCCTGTTTTACCTGAGAAGAAAAACAATGCCACAGCAAAGTTTGTTTACCTTGGTTAGGAACATCTTTGATACAGATTATATTTGCATAATTCTGTGCTAACTCATTGAGTTCCTTAGTTCTTGAAGGAGAACCATAATTTGGGCATACTGGACCATTACCATCATAGATAATGCCCCGATTCATACCAGCAAATGATTTCCAAGGTCCAAACTGAGAAGCAGAAGCATCTCCTAATCCTGCAATGGTACCAAGAACATCTGAATCTACCAAGTTACCTTCGGCATTATAGTATTTAATACCACCACCAAAGTAAGCAACATACTTACTGTTACCTACAGTACCAAGGCAAGTCTGAATCCAAGTGATGATTGATTTCAAGTCTCTTGGTTGGTCACCCTGAGTATAGTGAGTAGTATATTTTGGTACTTCAATGTAGTAGGTATATTCTTGCAGTTCTTTAACCATATCTACTGCAGCCTTGTGTACTTTAAGTACATCAGCGGATGCTTCAAGATGTTGGTCAATGTGTGAACAGAAGATTTGATATACATCTACATAATCCTTAACGAATTCCAGAGAAGCAATCCATTCGTCTGCCGTAGGAGTACTACCGGCACTACCAATTGTACCATTCAATTTTACTCCATCGGCAGTGATAGCAGCACCATTGAGTTTAATATCAATTGGGTTTCTTGTCCCATCTACATCATCAGTTAACCATTTGATGAAGTTGTTCCAAGATTTGATGTTCTCTGTCTTTTCAGTTAATACCGGAACGATATATTCTGAGTTCTTTGCAAATGCACTCAGAGCAAGGTAATCTACAGAAGTATCATTGTTATCATCTGCAGTTTTGTAGGTTACTACTGGACCTTGTTCAAGTACCTGGCCATTAGCACTAATTACTTGATAGTAAACCGTGTTAGCCTGTTTGTAAATATTCACAGAGAAAGTTTCAGCACTACCAACTGGGTCTCCATATCCTTTAGTTACCAAACCAAAGCCAACAGCAACTGAACCAGAAGTAAACTTGAAAAGAGTAGAAGCCGTGGGTTCCTCTGGAGTTGCAGAAGCTACTACCGGAGAACCGTCTTCAGCAGCCTTAGGAGCAGATGCAGCTTTAGCTCTTGTTGCAGCAGATACTACACCTTTGGTTGCACCCTTACCAAGTACACGAATAATACGAAGCTTAGAACCACCATTGAAAGCCTTTTCGATGTTTGATACAGAACCATCTGGTACTATCTCAGAACCAAAGACTCTTTGGAATTGAGAGAAAGATTGGATAAGTTCTGATGGGTCATCATATGGACCTTTAGTAGTTCTAGCCAATACACATGAAACTCCTAACATAGGAGTAGTTTGAAGAACGTTCTCGTTCTTAAACTCGAAATTTACAGATGGTGAATTAGGCATATTTATACTAATTAAGTTAATTACTCATTTATTTAATACCCTCTAGTATTGAGCTATTTTACGTTAAGGTTAAGTAAATCGGATTCTGGCTTTTCGGTTAGTCCAATCAATACTGAGATGTCTTGAATTGGTACAAGTTCGCCTTCTTCAGCAAGCTTCTCAGGTAATATACCATCCTTACAAGTATACTGATATACTTTTTCAAGTAGACCATGACTCTCATCTGGGTGGTCATAGTAATTACCTATTTCGATAAATAGGTTTCCTGTTGGTGCTACCCGACCATCTTCCCATTCTTCTAAGTTATTATAATAAGGTCTTACGTATCCTCGAGAAGGTAATGCTTCATACATAATACTATGAAGTAACCTCATATCGGCTTGAGTATTAGATACCAGGTGAATATCTAGAGTTATATCTTTCGTTTCATAGGGAAATTCAGATGCTTGGTAATTCCCACCCTCTAGCTTATCACCAATGATATATTTGTTAACACCTATATCACCATTATAGAACCCTTGCAATTCAATGGTAATTCTAGGGCATGTCTTTGCACCCTTAACCTGATTATTACCGATACCAAATATGGGAATGAATTTAGGCATAGCATCCTTATCTGCTTGAAACCTTTTTTCATTCTCTTGTGATAATGGTAAGTAGTCTTCAGGGTTAAGAGTTAAACCTTTCTTAAGTGCTGTTTGTAATAGGCAAATATAAAAGGTTCTTTCTACGATTTCTTCTGTATTTACCATATTATACTAATTGAGGTATTAATATTACATTAAACTGGTATGTACCACCATCAGTAAATATACATTCCCAACCTCCTGAAGTACTACCAAACATAGCTCCTGCATCTTTTCTTCCTCGGGCAGTTGCTGAGAAAGTAGCCTGTGCTGAATTAGCTATATTACCGTAGTCGGTAATCCAATAGTATAGTTTAGTACCTGAGTTAATATCTGCAGCTTGTTGAGTTTGAGATATAGTAGGTATTTTAAAAGCCATTACCTCTTGTGATACTTGTTTTCCTTCTATGAGTTTACTTCTATACCCAGTAATACTAAATCCTGCTGAAGTTTCGTAAGCATTTAAGATTTGGTCTTTTGGTATACCTAAATTAACTGCAGCAGGTTCTACCCAGTATCTATATGATACTTCTCCAGCAGCTTGAGTTACAGTTACAGTTTTAGTTAGACCACCAACTTGCTTGATAGTTAAAGTTCCACTGAGAAGCTGTTCCGTATGATTCTTAGAAGTAATGGATACCTCTAGAGTCTTTTCTTCATTATCAGTAAATCTTAGTCCAGCAGTAAATGGAGGTTCCTCTAGGAATTCTGCCGTAACTTCTACATTTTCCCAATCTCCTTGGGGTGTACCATTAATCATTTCCCTACGTTGAGAAGTGATTGCCAAAGTATCAGAGCCACCCTTACCCAATATGTTTATGGCTTCCTTATCTACTTCTAATTTGTATTCGTAGTTAAGGCTGCCTTTCTTTTGAATAAGATTTACAGTCTTAGGTACTCCATTAACTGTAATGGTAAGGATGGCTTTTTTATCTGCTTCTGTATCATTCACTTTTAACGGATGTACCATTACGAGTGCAGGACCAGTACCAGATGTTTTATCTGCTTCAAAATCTGCCATTACTTTGTATATTTTCTAAGTTCTTTTCTTAATTGATTTCGTATCTCTTTCTCTAAAACTACGTTTCCACCTGCTGCCTCGAAAGCAGGTTTCCATAAAGGACGAGGTGGAAGATTACCATCTCTACTACCATACTCCAACATGATAGCAATTTGGTTAAGTGTTTTTCGAGAAGTTCTACCAGAGTATGTTATCTTCCTTAATCCTGGAGGAAGACCAACAAAGGTTCTATCTTTCTGAGTTACCATTGTAACTGACCTTGCATATTGACCAGTAAGGTTTAATAAAGTATGTGCTCCATACTTCTTAAGTGTAGTAGTAGCATGAGGAGGCCAAGAAACTTTGGAACCAGGTGGAGGTAGACCATTATTTAAACTACGCCTTACTATACGAAGAAGTTGATTGCCAAACTTTCTAGTACCTAACTCGTATCCGAGCTTCATGATACTTGGAGTCTTGGCAATCAACCTCTCAGCCTGACGTTGTTTAACAGGGTCTACATAAATCTGAATATCACATAGATTATTCGAGAGGTTTATGTTAACCTTTCTGCTTGCCATCTTTATTCTTATTTAATCCCAACTCACTGGCAATCTTCATAAGAATATCTTGTTGCATGGATAACTTCTCTGCTACTTCGGTTTTAAAAGCCTCGAACTCTTCTTGCTTATAAGCCGGAGCTGGTTGTTGTTGAGGAGTTAGCATACCCTCGATTGTATGAAAGATATTATCACATTCAGTAACTACTGCCTCATATTTCTCTCGGTTATTGAGAATATTTACAGCAGTAGTCCTTTGGATATTTACTTCGTTTACGATATTGCGTAAGTCGGTAGTGTAATAAATATTATTATGAATACCTTCTGCAGCATCTGTAGGAAGGTATATTGTCAAAGAGGATACAGAATCTTGAATAACGATTTCTGTATTTGCGGCAAAGCTTCCATCTGGGCCAGTGGCTCTAGGTTTGCTTTCACCTACTTTTAATACTTGGGCCTTATCAAAGATTGGATACCCAGAACGTCTGTCTCTCTCTAAGGTGTATATGGTATCACCTTTCTGCAATTTAGAAAAAATCAAATCTTCCATGTTCATCTTTAATAATGCTACTGTATCGTATTATCAAGGATTAAGTGAAATATCTATGATATACACCACAAGTAATGATTGGTAACTTAGTCGGATCTTTAGGAGTTAAAGTTAAAGTACCAATTATAGTCCCAATGGGGAAAACAGCAGTATTCTTTTTTATTATATCTAAACGAATACCATCATCATTATCTCCATCACTTGATAGCATACTGATATTTACTGTAAAACCAGCAGGAACACCAGCAGAAGGATATAATTCCCAGTGATATTCGTAATCAGTAGTTTGATTTGGGTCATTACTAATGGTTACAAGCCTACCGCTTTTACTAAACTTTAAGTTACTTAATTCTACTTGTTGAGTATAAGTACTACTATCTGTACCTGCTACAGATACATTAACTTCAATAGTAATGGCATCTTGAGCTAAAGTACCTAAGCCATAGAAATTACCTGCTTGAACATTAATATTCCCTAAAAATTGTTCATCCTTAACAGTGTTTAAGCTGATAGCTCTAGGTCCATTATTATTTACCCTTCCCCCTAAATAACCTTCATCCATGGGGTCTTGGCTAACATAAGCATATAAAGATTGATTACCGTTACCAGGTTGTTCAAATCTAACTTGCAGATTTCTTGCAGAATCTCCTTCGTTATTGGTTAGTGCCCTGAAAGCCCAATTATAGGAGTTATCTGAGTTCTGTCCATTATCAATAACTTGCAACCAATCTTCAGAAGGTGGTATGAATGTAGGCTTAATATACTTCTTAGCAAACTCTACGTTATTCCTTCGTAGACTTACATAAGAAATAATATCCCTACTACCAGCACTACTACCATATATATCTCCTGCTAGAGTCATATTAGTAATGATACTTCCTTCATTTTTCCAACTAAATTCAAAAATTCTAGTATAAGGTATGGGGTTTACTAGTAGGGTAATAGTGGGTACTGTCCCTACCTCTTTACCATTAATTACAACTTTATGGTTATATAAAGTTATGGTATGAGTACGAGGGTATTCGGCTAAGTTCTGTACAGAATTAGTAATACCTATAAAAGCATTTTCAGAATCCGATTGTAGAGTAGCAGATACCTGACCACTGGGTGAAGCTATTGCCGAGTTGTTTTCAGCTATGGCTCTAGAATCCCAAGAAGTAGGAGTACCTTCTACTCCATTGATAGAAGTATATTCTAGTATGTGTAAATCCATTCTTACAGAATTTTCCATACCAGTAGTACCCTCTAATTCAACTTCAGTTACATTCTCTTCTACTGTACCATTACTATAGTTTGCAGTCCAAGATATTTCATACCTTGTAGAGATTGTTGCAGCATCTTGAGTAAATGCCCAAGCATTCTCTACTTCGGCAGCACCATTATAAAACATTACACTACCAGACCGAGTTTGATTAGTAGTATTTTCTTTTACAGAAACCTCAAAATCATATTCGTAATTGGTAGGATTACCACCAATTAAATCTACAGAAGCCCAATCGGTAACGGTAGAATCCAAATCGAAATCAGGTTGAACAGCAACTTTACTCGTTACTTTACCATTGATTAAGGTTTCCCTATAAGATTGAAGTGTAACAGTTATACTCTGAGCTAAAGCCGAAAACATTCCATCTGGAATTGGTTCTACATAATTGATATAATCCCTAGTAGTAATACTTGCAGCTTGTTGTTCAACTGTCAAAGTTATCGAAGTATCACTACTACCAGTTTGAAATATAACGATATCTGCACTTCTTTGACTAGTAGTTGTATTCTCATCTACGGTTACTATGAGTGTATTAGATTGCTCTTCTACATGAATCCAACTTGGAGAACCCGGTATAGACGTAGTCCAAGTAGTATCTTCACTTTGACTTGTAACAGAACCGTTAACAATCTTATACCTTTTACTACTTATGGTAAAAGAGTAAGTACCATTAGGCTTAGCCGGTACTTGTTGATTTAAATCTTGAGTACCGTTATTTACCTTTAGTTCATAAGACCAAGCAACACTAGCACCTGCTTGTTTTACACCTAAACTTAGAGTTTTACTACCGTACTCTAAGTTTAAACTACCACTAAGTTGAGATTCAGAAGTATTCTCTGGCATAGTAGCACTTATACGATATCCCACACCAAGTTCATAAGTTACACTAGTACTACTTACAAAACTAGGTTTAGTTTTTACAGTAGGAGTATCATCATGCCAAGTTGTATCTTTACCATTTACCACGTCCCAATAACCAGACCTTACTAAAGCTTTAACAGTTCCTCCAATATTTGGAGCTGTAGGGAAACTCTCCTTAATAACCAACTCTTCTCTAATGGCTACTGTACCTGCGGCCTGACTACAAGTAATGGTTACGGTTTTGCCTGAACCCACCTGCTCATATACTACAGTACCAGTTCTTGCTTGAGTTGTAGTATTCTCTTTCAGGGTAATAGCCACAGCAGCAGTAGCACTTTGTATTTCAGCAGAAGTAGATTTAACTTGGATATTAACACCTTCATGTGAACCTTCTACTAAAGAACCATTAATATATTTTTCACGATAACTACTAATTGTCCCAGATTTAGTTGTACCAAGGGCATCAAAGTTTAACGTTGGAGTAGAAGTAGTTAATGTATATCTCCATTCTACTAAATATGCACTTTGAGTTACCGTAACCTCTTTATAGACAGTATCCATAGTTGCCCTTACTACTACGCTTCTTTGATTTGCAGTTTTGTTTTCTGCTACCGTCAAAGTAGTACCGGATAAACTGAATCCGGTTACTGCAGTAGGTATACTAAGTGTAGGAGTACCGGTAGCATCGGAAGCTGCATTGGTTGCACCTGAAGACCAATGATTAGTTCTACTTGCACTTGCACTTGCCGTTATTTGTGATGTACCACCTTTCTCGGTAAATGTACTGGGATTAGCCGAAATAGAAACTACCCATGCACCCTGGGTTGTATTTTCGATTCGGTTCTGAGCTTGGTAAATATCAATTGAGGCACTGCCTGATTTACCGTTAAGAGTAACGGTTAAGGTTCGGCTTCCCAATTTAGTTCTTGCCTTTGTTGTTGTACCAAGATTAGAACCTGATATATTATCAGACCATACTACTGAAGCTCCAGAGTTAATGGTACCACCATCATTAGTTTTACCATTCCATCCCCAAAGCTGAGTATAGGTGTAAGTGGGTGTAGCTGCAGTTCCTCCCGATGCAGGTATATCCGCAATGGTTCCCAAATACACAGTAGGTGTACCATAAGTTTTAACACCAGCTGCTTGAGTAAAAGTAGCAGTTACCTTCTTACCTGATTCAGTTTGAGTATAGGTAACTGTTCCTGTTCTGGAATTAGTACTCTTATTCTCTTGAGCAGACCAATCGCCTCCAGTTACATGGTTAATCCAATCGGGTTGAGCAGAACCGGTATACTCTATAGTAACCTTATCTCCATAAGCAGTACCATTTCTGTATTCTTGACGAGTAGAAGTAAATCCTAAAATATTATTAGCCGAACTAACTTTACCAAGAGCATTAAAGTCTATACCTGGATACTTAGTTTTAAATACATACTCGAAAGTTTGAGTTGCAGCTACCTGATTACAAGTAATGGTTAATTGTTTACCAGAATCTTGCTGAGTTAAAGTATGAGCAAAAGTTCTTGCTGAAAGGTTAGTATTTTCTGAAGCTCTATATCCTAAATCGACAATCAAGGTAAGCCAATCTGGTAATGCAGGATAGGCATAATTTACCCACTCTATAGTACCTGTAGCCACTCCATCCAATATTTTCTCCCGTGTAGATGCTATATTTGCACTGGAAGGCGTTGGTACTCCTCCCAAAGCAGTAAAGGATAATGTTGGATGCTCAACCGTAAATACATACTTATAGGTTACCTTGTGTATATCCTCAAGCTTTACAGTTTCATTATTGCCATAGGAACTGGCATTGGATATTTCCAAGCCAACGTAATTTTCTCCTGTTCCTGTAGGAGAGAGTGCCAACAATTCAGCCTTGGTAGGGCATTCGTTTGAATCCTTACCAAGGCCTACTTTAGTTTTGACAGCACTCCATGTTGCTATCTCACCCATATTAATCTAAGTTTGTGAACAAAAGTTTTTCTCTTAATTCATCAATCTCGGCTTTCAGAAGTTTAATACCTTCGATTGCCAATACTGACATCTTAGAATAATCTACCTCTTTAACCAGGATATAGGTTTCTCCATCCTTTTCTACCTTTTCGAAGGCTTCTGGATTAGGAACTGTTTCAGGTTTAACCGTATTCTCAGAAACTAATTCTGGGAAATATTTTTCGATTGTCTGAGCAATTGTACCTATATCGTGATTACCACGAATCATAAATGAATCCGTAGGTATAGAGCAGATTTCATCGAGAGTATGTTCCAATGGTTTAATGAAAGTCTTAAGTCTTTCGTCAGATTCTTTCCATAAACCAGAAGGAGCAGATACCTTCTTAAAGATAATCTCAGCAGTAGTACCCAATCCCAATTGGTCTCTTGTTACTCCATGAGGATTACTCATGTTCTGCATGTGAGTAGTAAGATTGGTTTGAGCATTGGTACCTGCAGCCTTGGCATCTGCAATAGCCGTAGCTTGAGCAGTAGATACTGGTTTATCTGCATCTGATGTATTGTTAACATTACCCAATCCCACTTGAGCTTTAGTTACTCCATGAGGATTAGATTTATTACCAATATGGGAATCTACCTTTTCATTTACATCAATATCTGCCTGAGCTCTAGTTGCAGCTTCATCAGTGATTAATTTCTCTACTCGAGTAATCTCTCCCTTACGGTCATTAACTTCTTTAGTGATATTACCTTGAAGAGTAGCATCTGCTGTTTCCAGTTCTGTCTTAGCATCAGCAATAGCTTTTTCCAGAGTAGTCTTCAGAGTAGCATCTGCATTGGTACGGTCTGTAACTTCCTTAGTGATACTTGCCTGGAGTGCATCTTTAGCAACTTTAATAGCAGCATCTCTATCCAATACCTCTTGAGCAATATCATCAGCCAATTCTCCCCTGATTGCCTCATCGGCAGCCGTTCTTGCAGCAACCTCATCTGAGATTTGTTTTGGTAAGGTAGTATCAAGTTTTACCTTATCTGCGGCAGTCATAACACCAGCTTTAGCAGATGATGCAGTAGGAATTTGTAATCCTTGGATACCAGTACCATCTGCCCTTTCATAATTTATGGCAGCTTTAGAGGCATCTGTAACAATTGAGATTAATCGTATAGGATTAAAAGCCATAAGAGCATTAAGATTGTCTGTAGTAATCTTACCCTTAGCTCCATCATAAGCAGTACCAGTAATCTCTCCAATTACTACTCCACCAGAAACAATCAGAGACCAAGTAGTACCAGTCCATCTGAATTGATAACCGGGTTCTCCCGTAGTTACATTCTGATAAATCTTTCCTGCCTCTCCAGTTATTGGTGTATTATGGTCGGCATCTGAAAAGAGAGCTATATTAGAAAGATCTCCAGTAGGAGACTTATCGTAGGTTGCATATACATCAATTACATCATCTACATATGAAGGTAATTGTTCAGCCGGTACTTTACCATTTTCATCCAGAGAAGCTAATCCACTAGCTTGTGCCTTAGTTGCAATAAAAGCATCTAGGGCATCTTGAACTCCTTGTATATCTTCGGATAGTTCGGTTTTCAGAGCATTATCAGCATTAGTCCTTGCAGTTGCCTCGTTATCAATACGAGTACCCAATGCTGTATCTGCAGCAGTTCTATCTTGAACTTCTTTATTGATAGCTGTGGTTAACTTCGTATCTAAGGCAGTATCAGCATCTTTTCGATTTTGAACTTCTGTAGCTATTGAAGCTTCTAAAGCCGTCTTAGTAGTTTGGATTAATTCCTTGAGTTCAGTTTCAAGGTCTCCTGTATCTGAACCAAGACCATCAATCAAAGCTTTCAAAGCTTTACCCTGTTCTGCACTTAATGGTACCTTAGTTCCACCAGCAGTTAGGTTATTTACTACATCGCCTTCGATAAGAATTTTACCAGCTCTTACAGTAGAAATAGACCAAGCACCTTGAGCAGTTCTCTTGAATTCTCTGTAAAACTCCATACCTGCCAATTCATACATAAATCTCAAAGTAATGGCACCAGTAGTAGGACCACTAAGTTGTAAACTTAATCTAAATTGTTGATAGAAATTGTTGCCGGTATCTACCAATATATAAGGACGGTGTGTAGTATTATTTGCAATCTCGTTAAGCAATTCATCAGTAAATACTGCTGCAATATCTTCTGAGGTTGCCGAAGCAGATATATTGAATGCTGCTGCCGGGATAATAATTGGTTCTAATTGAGCATCAAGTTTTTTCAAAGAATCAACTACATCAACTGAACCGCCCATATAATTCGTATCAGTAAGAGCTGGCATTCCCAAATCATTGGTAAGACCTACTGCAGCTTTTACCTTATTGAATTTAGAATCAGCATCTGCTTTATCGACTTCAATTCGTTTTTGTACTTTACCAAAAGCTGCCGAAGTAGTATCTGTTACCTTTACATCCAAATCTGCAGGAGTAGTACCGGTTGCCTTTACATAGCCATCGAGTTTGATATCAGTACCATTAAGTACTGGGTTTGAATCCAAACGATGAGTATTAATGGTATGTGCATTGGTTGCATCGATATTATCTTGTAAGGTTTTATCAGCAGCAATACGAGCAGTCTCCTCAGCAGTGATGTTCGTTTGTAACTGAGTATCAGCAGCTTCCCTTGCATCTTCCTCATCATCAATACGAGTACCAAGAGCATTATCGGCATTTGTACGGTCTTGGATTTCTTTATCGATTCTTGCACCCAATGCAGTATCTGCTTCAGTACGAGCAGTTTCTTCTGCATCGATATTATCTTGTAAGGTTTTATCAGCAGCTTTTCTTTCAGCAATCTCGGTATCAATACGAACTCCAAGGGCAGCATCAGCAGCAGTTCTTGCAGCTTCTTCTGCATCCAGGGCATCTTGGAGAGCCTTATCAGCAGCTTTTCTTTCTTCTGCTTCAGTTGCTAAATCGGTAGAGTTCTTATCAATCTTGGCTTCTAATCGAATATCTTCTGCCTTACGAGCAGCAATTTCGGTTTCAAGTAAAGCCTTAACTTCTAAGTAAGAGCCAGAGATACTATTCTGAATACCTTGGATTAATTCCAAGTTTCTCTGAATATTAGCCGAGTTCTGATTGATAAGAGCATCCTGGTTATTTGCCCTTGCCAATAGTTCAGTACGAGTTTCAGTAACATAAGTTCTTAAATCCTCTACTGTCTTGGTCAAGGTAGTACTCAAAGTAGTAAGCTTAGTATCCAAAGCTTCATCGCCTTCAACTCGTTTTTCGGTTTCTGTCTCAATCTTCGTAGTTAACTCATTTAACTTCTGAGTCATAGTTGTTGCAAAGTTGGGGTCATCACCGAGAGCCTTGGCAATTTCCTCAAGTGTATCCAATACACCAGGAGCAGAACCAATGATTTTCTGGATTGCAGCTTCTACCTCTGCTTCTGTTTGGAATCCTGAATCATTCAGAAGTTCAGAAACTTTTGTGATATAGTTAGCATGTTCAGCTATACCATTTAATTTCATCAGAAGGATATCGGTAAAGTCATTTGAAGAAAGTACTTTACCATCTACCTTATCCACCTTCTTAGATTCAATTGCCTGTATAGCAGTTGTACGGTCTGATACTTCCTGAGCAATCTTATTCTCTAATAGGGTATCGGCATTCTTTCTGTCAGCAACCTCTTTATCAATATTTACCTGAAGAGCAGTATCCCCGGCTAAACGAGTATTGGCTTCATCAGATATATCCTTAGATAAACCATTTACTTCGTCTTTATGATTTGCTATTGCAGTATCCAAATTGGCCTGTATAGCATTTTCTCTAGCGGTTGCTCGGTCTTTCTCAGTAGTAATTGCTACCGTATTAGCATCTACCTTTGCTTTGATTTCATTTAAGCTTTCAGTAGAACCGGTTTCCAAGGAATCAATTCGGTCGCTTAATGTTTTATCTGCAGCTTCCCGGTCTTTAACTTCTTGAGTAACCTTACCTTCTACTCGAGTAATTTCTGAAGAAGTCTGTTGGCTTAAGTTAGATATCTGACCTTCAATTTTAGTTTCAAGGGCAGTATCTGCAGACTTACGGTCTCCAACTTCCTTATCCAAATTTACTTGAAGGATTTGGTCTGCTGCCTTACGTTCTGCTGTTTCTGTTCCCAGAGCAATATTAGTTGTATCAATACGAGAACTTAAATTGCTATCGCCATTAGTACGGTCCACAATTTCCTCGTTAACCATATCCTTAACTTCTTTGTAGTTATCGGCAATAGTTTTATTCATGGCAGTAATTGCCTCAGAGTTCTTTGTGATATTTGCTTGGTTAGTAGCAATTGCCGTAGTATTAGCATTTACCTGAGCAGTTAACTCATTCTTAACCGTATTGATAGCATCCTGGATTGATAAAGCCAAATCCGAAACTCGCTGAGTAAGAGCAGCAATATTATCGGTATGGGTTTTATCGGCATCCTTTCTATCGGAGGCTTCTTTATCAATATTTGCTTGCAGGGTAGCATCTGCATCTTTACGGTCTTGGATTTCTTTTGCCAAGTTATCCTTAACTACCTGAAGAGCAGTGTTCCCTGTTTCAGAAGAATTATCTACATACTCCTTAAGTTCTTCCTTAAGAGCAGCATCAGCTTCCTTACGTTCTACAACTTCTTTATCGATATTGGCTTGTAATGCTGTATCGGCTGCAGTACGGTCTTCTATTTCTTGGTTTACCTTTTCGGTAATTGCTGCCAACTTCTTTGTGATAGTTGAAGCAAAATTAGGGTCATCTCCTAATGCTTTAGCAATCTCTTCCAGAGTATCAAGTACTTCTGGTGCAGAACCAATAATCTTTTCGATAGCTGCCTCTACTTCGGCTTCTGTTTGATAACCAGCATCATTTGCCAATTGAGATACAAGGGTAATGTAATTAGCATGTTCCTCGATTCCATTCAACTTAGCAAGTAAGAGGTCAGTAAAATCATTCTTAGTTAAAGAATAACCTTCTCTCTTGTCTACCTTCTTGGAATTGAGGTCTGCATCTGCTGCAATACGAGCTTCCTTCTCGGCTTCAAGAGCAGCTAATACATCGGTCTTATCTCCATCTACCTTTTCTCCCAAAGCAGATATCTTCTGGTCTAGGATTTGGTCCTGAGCAGTACGAGTTGCAGCTTCAGAATTAATATTAGTCTGAAGAACTTGGTCTGCCGATGTACGAGCTTGAGCCTCCTTATCGATATTTACCTGGAGGGTATTATCTGCATTGGTACGGTCAGCTACCTCTTTGGTAATTGAATTCTGGAGAGTTTCTTCTGCAGCCTTACGATTGGTTATCTCATCAGAGATTTTGCTTTCTAAAGCAGCATCTCCAGTTTGACGATTAGTGGTTTCTTCTGTAAGTTTCAACTGGATGTTTGCATCAGCATTTGCTCTTAACTGAGCTTCTGCAGCAACATCTTGTTTGAGTTCTGCCTTGTCATTGATATGCAATGTATTCAGTTGGTGAATACTTTCTGATAAAGCATCGTCAGCCGTTTTACGAAGCTCAGCTTCTTTATCTACCAAGTCTTTAGCATATGCCTTAGCTTCTGCCAATGAACCAGTAGTTTCATTTCTGAGGTCTGCAATGTCAGCAGTATTCTTATCGACTTTTGCTTCTACTTTATCTATCTTATTGATAAGGTTAGTAACTGCAGTGTCGATTTTATCATTAAGTAAATCCACTGCCTTAATGAAATTAGAGTTAACCTCACTAATTTGGGTACTCAGTTTCCCTTCCTCCTCCTTAGCTCGGTTAACTTCATCTGTCAGTGCATTACGTAAATCCGTTAATTTGTTGGTAATTGTAGTAGCAAAGTTGGGGTCATTTCCCAATGCTTCTGCCAATTCCTTTAATGTATCAAGTGCATCATCGGCACCATCAATCAAATCACTGATAGCTTGTCTTACCTGTTCTTCAGTTTGGAACTTAGTATCATTCTCCAACTGAGAAAGCTTAGTGATGTAGTTTGCTCTTTCTTCAATGCCTTCCAGTTTCTCTTTGAGTTTATCCGTGAAGTCATTTTTAGATAAGTCGTATCCTTCTCTCTTATCTACCTTATTGGCAATAGAAAGAACGAATGCCCAGAACTCATTAATAGTTCCAGCAAACCCAGCCTTTACGAAGTCATCAAAATAACCTTGTAAAAGTCTTTGGTCAATTTCTTCATTTGTGTAATACTTACTTACGTACATATTGTTATTATTTTAAGGATTGATTACTTGCTTACCACAGAAGAAGTCAGAATTCTTATCTCTGAATGGTTCTCCTTCTTTTCCACAGAAGGCATTCATTGGAATATCTGGATGTTCTGGGTCTGGGTCTCCCCCGTCTTCAATATCACCTCTGATTATTGCATAATCTGGAAGTTGATTGATACGGAATTTTATCACCTGGCCAATACCCGGATGAGGTATTATCTTATCCCAAACTTCTCCAAAGTAATCTTGAAAGCAAGTAACAAATTTACCTCCAGTCATAGACTGGAATGTGGTAACGTCTAAATTACTTTTCTTACTTTCAATATGTACTCCAGATGTACCGTTCAAGACAATCAGGTTACTATCAAACCAAATACCGTTTCCGGTATTAATTGGTTTCCATCGTAACATTAACATCTTTGCCATATACTTTTCAATTTTATTCTACGAATTGTATTTTGGTATCTCGGTCCCTTTTTAGGATAACCATGAAGACTAATGCTTCATCCTTGGCTTGGGCAACTTGTGTATCTCCCGAAGGTTTATAAGTGATACCGTTGATTACAAATCTATCTTCAGACCAGTTAAAATCCCAATAGCCTTCTGGAGTTAAATATCCCAGTTGTTCTATATATGATTTAGTAACCAGTATTGATAAATTCTCATCATCGAGTTCTCCAGTTACTGTTGCCTTATTAATGGGCCAGTTTCTGAAGGCATTGTAATAACATAATGCCTCGATTGGTATATTATAATATTTAGGGATTTCATCTTCTCCATGACTTAGGAGTTGATTTACATTCTTTGCCCAAGTTATAGTTTGCCTACCAGCATCTACATCCAAGAAATCATTTATAATCTTCTTGTATCTATCCCAAGACCGGTTCTTAACCAATCTATGAGGAGTCTTGGTCATCGTTTTCTAATTAAGGTTCTACCATTACGTTTTACTGGAGAGCTGGGGTTTGGCCCATCTATTAATCCAGGTCTTCTTCTGTCTACTACTCTTGGAACTACTACATGACTTGCTTGGTCACAGAATGGTAAGTAGATTTCCAATCGTCCAGCTAACATACAAAGGTTTTTTCTTAACTCGTCTATGATACCACCAGGTTGCATTGCTTGAGAAAATGTTTTCCATAGGGAAGATGTTGCATCGGCAAGTGTATCATAGTACTGTACTTCAGTAGGCCCAGTTGTGATTTGTTTGATTCTATCACCTCGAGCTTGTTCCGGTTTAGAAGAACCATCACCAACTTGTTCTTTGATTGAAGTAAGTTGACTTAGGTATTCTCCTGTACTTGTTAATAAATTAAGGAGCTTAACATTGAGATAATCCCATGCTGCCAATTCCATAATTAATTGGTTTTCTAGAGCTTCATACATTAACTCATCATTATATTTATCCAGTGGGATAATATGATTTACTAGCGGTTGGATATATAACTGCCATTTAGTTATGTACATTGCTTTCTCTTCTGATGACATACCATCTGAGATTTCTGAAGGAATGTAATAATTGATTAGGTTATATATACTATCGGTTAATGTAGTTTTAGACTCGGTATTTACAATTATGGTTTTAGTTGCATTTAAGTTAAGTCCTTCGGAGTTCGTTATGTTCAACGCTACTGTATAGAATCCGGACTTTTCATAAGTATAAGTAGGTTGTTTAACATCATAAACGGACCCCTTATCATCACCAAAGTCCCAGTCAAAAATGGCCTTGGCTGGGACTTTGGTTAATACTCTAAATGAAACTTCCAGACCATTCGCAATAGCTACAAAGTCTAGATTGTCCATGGTATCTTATTTTTTAGATTCTTCGAACTCTTCCAACAGAACCTGAATCAGAGTTTCAACTGTATCACCTTTGTCGGCAACAATTTCGTGACGAGCAGCGATAAGGGTTGCTTCTTCGAGAGTATAGGCTTTGGCAATCTTTTTGATTTCCATGCCTTTTTCGAACTGAGCATTCAGTTTCTTTTCCAACTTATCGATGTCATCATTGGAGTATTTGTCGGTAGCTTTCTTATCAAGAACCAAACGCAGGTGACCTGAATTCAAAGCCATCTGAATCTTTTTAGTTCTGTACTGTCGAGCACTCAATTCTTTTTCTTCTCCTCTACAAATTGTAATACCTGTAGATTGGTCATGGAAGCTGTAAGCTTTAGCACCTACAGTTACTTTATATTTATCCATAATTTTACTAAGTTTTTAGATGTTTAAAATTAGGGGTAGGTCCTCGCAAAACCTACCCCATCAAGAAATGGAATTATTTGTAAAATAAACCAGGTGTAGTATTACTCAAGGTTAACCAAGAGATATGGGTCAATGTTCATGAATTCAGGGAATCCGAACTCGGTGAACTTCTTCTCTGCAGACAGAATCAATGCAGCATCCTGATACATCTTAGAGAAGCCTGTAGTCAGAGTAGCATAGATTGCCTGAGTTTGATTTGATACGATTCTTTCTGATTCAAGCATCAACTGTTTTGCAGTCAGCTTAATCAAGGCAGCAGTTGTATCAATCAACAGCAAGCCTTGGTCGGGTGTACCCGGGTGAATGTAAAAGTTAGCATTCTTAGGTACAGGAGACTTCACATTCAGTGTAGCTTCAGTTGTACCAGAATGACGTTCTTTGAATTCCGGCAAGTTCAGCATTTCAATTGCTTGGTCTTCACCACCAATCATAGTAGTAAAGTTACGTCCCATACGAGCAGCTCTTACCCAGATATGCAGCAAATCTTTGTAAGTGATACCATTCGTAGTTTCGTATACACCGATAACCGGAGCAGATTCTGAACCATCTGGTTTGTTACCATTGATAACAACATCCATTGCCAGAGTATCCATTGCATAACCAAGCTGAACACCGAAGTCACGAAGGTAGATTGCCAATACATCCAGAGATACGTAGTTACGAACTTCATCAGTAAGTTTGAATCCCTTACCAATTTTGAAGAGACTTACTGATTTCTGTCCAAAGCTTACATCTCCCAATGGGATAGTTTCTGCTTCGTTAACCTTTGCAGGTGCAGCATCGGACATATTAATCATCGGCATGATTGCGCTAAGACCACTGATTGACTGGTCAGAAGCAATAATCTCCGGATAGAACGGAGCCTGGCGCATACCAAGAGTGATGGCAGAACGAATGATTTCCGGAACAATCCAACGAACATCTTGCTGAGGCATTGTGAAGATGTTTTCCATTGTGTCGATTTTCGGATTGATATCCAACTTCTCGAACAATTCATCTTGGGTAATACCCCATTTACCAGTGGTAAGTTCACCTAATGTGATGTCCACAGGTTTCTTGTTCTGTGAACCTTGACGGTAAGCATCCAACTGCTGTACCATTTGAGGAAGTTCTTTTGCGAAGTCTTCTCTCTTCAATTTTGAAATATCAACTTTTTCCATGTTTCTTCTTCTCTTATTTAATAAGTACTTGAATTACCTCGTTTGCCTCATCTGCAGGTATGATGGCAATGAAAGGTGTAGCATCTGTTGACTGATTTGCTTTTACAAATCTGTCGTTCAGCAAGTCACCAGAGGGAACTACATATCCTGCTTTTAAGTCAGCAGCATTAGATACCCAGTTACAAATCATGTAACCTTCTACAGCAACAGTTACCTCTACTGGGAATTTGTTCTGTGCCTGGTAAGCAGGATTTACATTGTCGGTTACTGCCACTCCGATATATACCTGAGTAGATTCAGTGTAAGGTTCAATTAAACCGTCTTCTCCAAGAGCTACCGGCATACCTTGCAAAATTGTTTCACCATCTTTTACACAGAAAGCTTGGTGCAATTTGTGTGATTCACTTTTGTAAATCACCGCTCTTGGGGTCTTTTCCCCAAACAGCGTCATTGGCTGGTCTTTGTTTACGATTTTAGTCATAACAGTGATATTTATCGATTATTACTTGAATTTCTTCTTATACAAGTCTTCGAGGGTTTCCGAAGTAGACTTGGCTTCTGCATTCGAAGTAGTTGCAGGTTTCTGAGTTCCAGTCTTTTCATCAGTCTCTGCAACAGAAGAAGCACGGCTTACATCATGAGAACCACAGCTTGCACATACCATTGGGAATTTTTCTTCCAGACGACTCTGATAATCCTTAGTTAAGGAGATGAGAGTAACGATGCCAGTAGTTTCGGCATTCAACATTGTAACAATAGTTTCATCGGCTTTGTCACCCATCAACTTCTTGTAAGTAGTAACAGCATTTTCACGGAGAGAAGCAATGTGATTCTTTCCTACAGTTGCCATTTCCTTCAAGTTTGCAACTTCTGCATTCAGGTTGGTAATCTGTTCTGTAAGAGAAGATTTCTCTGTAGTAAGATTATCTACCGTTGTCTGAAGACTGTTTTTGGATGATACCAAGCTTTGAATACAAGAAATAACTTCTTCCTGAGTCATTTCTTTGCCTTCTGCCAGAGATAACATGTTATCTCCGAAAAGCTTTTCTAAAAATTCTTGCAATTCTTTGTTCATATTTTCTTTATTAGGATTATGATTTTCTTGGGTACCATTATCATTAAAAGAATCTGGAGTATTGTCCTTTTCTTGGAATGAGTTGAAGTCCGTTTTGTAATCAGTAAAGAAGTACTGTTTGGACTTGTCATCCCGATATTCCTCATAAGAAGACCAGGTTCTTTTTGCAAAAGTTGGATTAATGATTTTACCATCTTCACCAATCTTTTGAGCAAAAGAATCAGCTCCATGAGATACCAGAGATGTTTCCATATAACGAACTACTTCAGTAACTATTC